CCGGAAAAAATTGGCGGATGGACAAAACAAAGCTCTAATTATTATTTGGGAACGAGCCGTGCTTTACACGGTTGGGTAGATCTTTCCGGAAGTCGTTACCTGGGACTTGGCACAACGTATAAGTATTATGCCGAATTAGGGGGGACGTTTAACGATATTACCCCTATACGTGCAACCACTTCAGCGGGGGACGTTACTTTTTCAGCATCAAACGGAGATGCAACGGTTACGATAACCGATACAGCCCATGGTGCGGTACAAAATGATTTTGTAACTTTCAGCGGTGCCGCTTCCTTGGGAGGCAATATTATCGCTGCGGTGTTAAATCAGGAGTACCAGATAGCCACTATTACGAGTGCCAATGTTTACACCATTGAGGCTAAGGATACCGATGGAGATGAAGTAACAGCGAATAGTAGCGACAGCGGTAACGGCGGCGGCAGCACAGTGGGCACTTATCAAATTAACGTAGGCCTGGACGATTATGTTTCCGGCACCGGTTGGGGAGGAGGTCTGTGGGGAGCTTCCGGATGGGGGGAATCTACCGCTTTGAGTGATACCAACCAATTGCGTTTATGGTCCCACGACAATTTTGGAGAGGATCTGGTAATGAACCCCAGGGCCGGTGGGATATATTATTGGGATGAATCGGCCGGTACTAGCACCAGAGCCGTTGCATTAACCGCTTTGACGGGAGCTAATTTAGCTCCGACCAAGGCCCTACAGGTATTGGTTTCACAAAAAGATCGACACGTTATTTGCCTGGGAGCGGATCCCCTTTCAGGGGGCTCACGAACCGGAGCTATCGATCCGATGTTTATTTGTTGGAGCGACCAGGAAAACGCCGCTGAATGGGAACCCAAGCCCACCAACACGGCGGGTTCCATTAGAATATCCTCCGGATCAAACATTATCGGGGGGCTTTCCTCCCGGGAAGAAGTATTGATATGGACAAATAGTTCCATGTACTCCATGCAATTTATTGGTCCCCCTTATACTTTTGGCACTAATTTGATTAATCAGGGGGTCGGGCTTATGGGACCGAAAGCTGCGGTGAACACTCCCATGGGTGTGTTCTGGATGGATCATAAAGGGTTTTACACTTATAACGGCAGCATTTCTCCCGTTCCGTGCAGTGTGCATTATTACGTATTTAGTGACTTGAATGAGAGTCAGTCTTTTAAATGTTTTGGCTTTGTTAATAAACAATTTAACGAGGTCGGTTGGTTCTATCCCTCCGGTTCCAGTACGGAAGTAGACCGGTACGTGGTGTATAACTATGCAGAACAAGTCTGGACCATTGGACAATTAGCCCGTTATGCGTGGCTCGATGAGGGAATTGTCGATTATCCCAGGGCTACGGGCGATGTCAGTTCCACGCAGTATTTATACCGACACGAAACCGGCAATGACGCGGACGGTTCGCCCATGGACAACGTGTTTATTGAATCCAGTGACTTTGACTTGGACGACGGCGAGTTAATCTCTTTTGTTAAGAATGTTATCCCGGATGTAAAATTTACCGGCGACGGTGGAACGGCCCAGACCATTAACTTTATCCTGAAATCAAGAAACTATCCGGGGGATACGTTAGCCACCAACACCACTCAAACCGTAACGGGAACGACACAGAAATTGAATACGCGCCTGCGCGCCAGGCAAGCGGCTTTACGTATAGAGTCCGATGACGATAACACTGAACTTTATCGCATGGGCGTTGGCTGGAGGCTCGGGGACACGCGTCTGGATATTAAACCCGACGGTAGAAGATAATGGGAAAATTGCTGGAAACACGTTTACCGATAGCGNTTAATGAAGTCGATGCCGGAGTTTACAACCGTATGGTACGGATTCTGGAGATTAATCTGGATCGTTTTGACACGACCGCTACTCCGGAATACAACGATACGGAANTGNATCAAAACCAATTTAATGCAGGGGATGTGATATGGAATACGAACAAAGGTACTCTACAGGTTTANACGGGNAATAAATGGCAGGATATATCAACAAGAACGGAGGTCGGTCTATCAGCAACTGGTTCCGTCGGCTCCTTGACGGTCAGCGTCAACGGCGCAATCGAGATCGCCCTTTGATGGATACCGATAAGCTAATGAAAGAATTGATTATGGACGAAGGCTATAAGTACGAAATATACCTGGACCATTTGGGCTATCCGACCCTGGGCGTCGGGCATTTAATCACCGAAAAGGACGAGGAACACGGACAGGAAGTGGGGACGGTTATACACGATGAGCGCATTAAGGAGTGCTTAAATAAGGACATTGATACGGTGTGCCGGGAGCTGGACACCTATGAGCCCTGGTGGCGGGGGCTGGACGACAACCGCCAAAGGATACTGGCTAATATGTGCTTTAATCTGGGTTATCCGCGTTTAAAAGGTTTTAAAAAATTTTTACACGCCCTGCAACTTAAAAAGTTTGAAAAAGCTGCCCTAGAGATGATGGACAGTAAATGGGCTACGCAGGTGGGTGATAGGGCAAAAAGACTAAAAAATAGGATGTTACATGCCGATAAATAAGGTAGAAGGCGGCTGGAAAATCGTCAATACCAAGGGGATTTCCCCTAGTAGGAAGGCTGCTGAACGGCGCCTTAGAGCCATAAAAGCGAGACAACACGCCAATAAAAATGGTAAAGTATCAAACTATAAAAGAGCACAGAGGAGGCCTTGATGGCGCAGAAAAGGGCATGAAACTAGGTATATTAAAGACCATAATAGGCACGGTCGCTCCGACCCTCGGCACCGCTTTAGGCGGTCCCATGGGCGGTATGGCGGTCAACATGATTTCCAAAGTCCTGAAGATAGATCCGGCTTCTTCCCCGCAAAAAATGCAAACGGCCATGGAAGCTGCCTCTCCGGAGCAATTAGCCGAGCTTAAAAAGGTAGAGGGCCAGTTTGAAGCGCGCATGAAAGAATTGGATGTGGACCTGTTCAAGCTGGAAACGGCGGATATACAGGACGCCAGGAAATTTTTTTCCAAGGACTGGACGCCGAGGATCTTCGGACTTGCTGCCCTGTTCGGTTTTATCGGTTACATATTTTTAGTGACTATACAGCCACCGGACGCAAATTCTGATACTATAGTTTCTTTAGTATTGGGATATATGGGCGGACTGGTAGCGGGCATCTCCAGTTTTTATTTTGGTGCCTCTAATAAAGAAAATGAGAANTAGTTATGGCAGATAATTGGTTTAGTGATTTAGTGGAATACATTTTACCTGGAGAGGATGACAAGGGGCTAATCAAGAATATTTTTGGGAGTGATGACGATACGGAAATAACTTACGACTACCCTGAAGCCGGGACATACACAAGTGGTACCCCAGCAAAGGGTGGCTCGGCAGAGTCCAAGGCTATAATGGATTTACTGTTTGGCCTCTCAGAAGGGGAAGAAGCAACTTACGACTACCCCGATGTTGGAACTACTACAACAGGTAAGACTTACACAGATTATCAGGACATCTTAGATATATTAGAAAGTTTTGGTCCTCAAGATCTTGGAGGAGGAGCTAGTGCAACTTATGGTTACGATGACCCCAAGTCTGATTATGATGTTATTTGGGGAAATGAAGGTTTACTAGGAGGTGGGACAACGGACTCTGGCCTTCCAGGAGGGGCACCATCTGGTGGTGGTGGAACTCCTAAAGCCATTAAAGCCATTGAAGATATTATTAAAACCCTATGGGGAGGAGCCGAAGCAGGAGCAAGCGGAATAGCAAGCGGAATAGGAGGTTTGATGGAGAGTAAACTAGGACAATTAGCACTACTTAATTATATGAGGAACAAAGATAAAGCAGCCAGGGATATTCCCATGGGGCAACAAGCTTTTGGTTCATCAGAAGTTTATGGTAATGTCGGCGCCCCTGATTACCGTGTATTTAACATACAACCGGCATTAATGCCGGGTGTGGCCTACGCCAACGTAGCGCAACCGGAAACTCCACCGCCAACTCCGCCGCCCATGCGACACGGTGGCATTGCCGGTTTGGCTAGTCGGGAAGGACCCGGAGATATTACCCTGGCGAAACTGGAGCCCGGAGAATTCGTGGTGACAAAAAAAGCCACCGATAACATAGGGGCACAGAACTTATATAGAATGATGAAACAAGCGGAGGGAATGGGTTAATGGCTGATGACTGGGCACAAATATTAACAGACACCCTTCAATCAGGAAGCACTACGGGTCAGGTAGGACCCTCTACTACAGCAACTTACGAACAGCCCTATGCCGGTGCCATGCGCCGTGGCTTTTTGGAGTCTGCTGGCGCCTTAGCTAAACAGCCCATACCGGTCCCGGTCCAGGAGATTGCTCCGTTAGACCCTTATCAAATGCAGGCACGCAAAATAGCGGGCGGCCTGGGGGGCTTCGCGCCGTATCTCGGTCAAGGGTCCCAGATGATGCAGCAGGGAGCGGGGTACTATGCGCCATCGGGAATACAACAATTTTACAATCCCTATGAACAAGATGTAGTGCAACAGACCATGGCGGATATGCAAAAAGCCAATTTACAACAAGGCATAGCCGATAGAGCAGGAGCCATTAGCCAAGGAGCTTTTGGCGGCTCCCGTGGGCGTTTAATGGAACAGGAAAGAGAAAGAGCTTTTGGCCGTGGCATGACGGAAGGTATTGGCGGACTACGCGCCCAAGGCTGGGGTCGAGCTCTGCAAGGCGCACAGACGGCGGGCCAAGGACTGGGGACCATGGGCAGCAACTTTGCCAATCTTGGCATGACCGGACAAACAGGCTTAATGAATCAAATAGGTTCACTTGAGAGATTGGGCACCACCGGAAGGGACATACAGCAACAAATGTACGGCTCTCAATACGA